CTATCACTCACACTCTTACCGATATAGAAATACTATTGGACTTCTGAACCTGACAAGTATCGTGCCAACTTTTCCCATGCAACAAGCGTGCCAACTCCACCACACCGGGGGGCCGCACCTATGGCGTGCTGACGATAGTGTACCTGCACAGACACAAAAAAGAGGTAAAATAGAAAACTAAATAAGAATCATTTACAATTGAGAATCATTCGCATTAACAAAGAGTTAATTGCGTCTGCGGAGTAACACAGGACACCTGAAACCCGCCGAAGAAGGGATACTTATGCATACTATACAATTAGTACTTGACAAATCCTAAAAAGTATGGTATACTATATACACTTTAGAGATGCAAGAGACTGTAAGAAGATTATTATTACTTCTTAACTCTTGCATTTGTTTGTTGCGATAACTACAGAGTACTGTATGACAGAGAATACTCAACCTAAGAAGATAGGAAGACCCCCTAAGAGTTTTGTTGCGTCTAAAAAAGAGGGTAATAGAGGGAAACGTGGTAGACCCCCCGGCGATGCGGCGGCAATTAATGAGTTCAAGGCGAGATTACTAGCAAGTCCTAGGTCTCAGAAGGTACTTGACAGCATTATGAGTGCCGCATTAGACAATGAACATAAGAATCAAGCGGCAGCTTGGAAGTTATTAATGGATCGCATGTTGCCTATCTCTTATTTTGAGAAAGATAAGAATAACATGGGAAGATCTTCTGTAAATATTACAATTACTGGGGTGAATGGCGACACAACCATCACAGATTCCGGGGATGACGGCGAGGTTATAGACCATGAGTAAGTATTCTGAAACATTTTTAAACTATCTTATGGAACAAGAGCATGGTAATTTTTTAAGAGGAGATGCTCCTGCGTTACATGCCTCACCTGAAGGTGGTAATGCGACTGTTGGGTTTGGACACAAGTTAACAAATGCAGAAGTCAACTCTGGCAAAGTGTATGGCTATGATATTTATACGATGACTCCTGAACAAGCGCAAGAGGTAATGTTTAAAGACTTAGAAAAACATGAAGCAAGTCTAAAACGTGAGATAGGCGCAAAAGATTTTAATAGTTTAGACCAAACACGCCAAGAAATGTTACTTGACTTCCAATATAATTTAGGTTCTGCTAAAGATAAGTTTCCTACGTTTACTCAAGCGGTTATTGACAATGATGTTGATACAATGAATCAAGAGTATAAAAGATACTTTACTATTCCGGGAGGAGAACCCCGTGAGTTACGTCAACGTAACAATGCGTTTGCGGTTACATTCTTACCAGAAGCAGAAGGCGTTAGAGAATTTGAAGATCTGGAAGTTTCAACGCAACCGGGAGTATTAGACTTTCAATTACCAGAACCTACAATACCAGGAAGCCTTGAAGAGCCTATATCTCAAGAGCCAGAAGATTTAACAATGGAAGAATTACAAGGTAGAAAAACTTACTTAGGTCGTTTATTTGACTGATCTTAATGTAAAACTCCTGCCGTGGCAACAAGAAGTCTTTAACGATACAACTCGTTTTAAGATTGTTGCGGCAGGTAGACGTACTGGTAAGTCCCGCCTTGCGGCGTGGATGTTAATTATTAATGCCTTGCAAACTAAGAAAGGTCAAGTCTTTTATGTTGCGCCTACGCAAGGACAAGCGCGTGACATTATGTGGCAGACGCTACTAGAGTTAGCGCATCCTGTGATTAAAACTTCTCACATCAACAACCTGCAAATAACTTTAATTAATGGTTGTACAGTCTCTCTAAAAGGTGCTGACAGACCTGAGACTATGCGTGGTGTTAGCCTGAAGTTTCTTGTAATGGATGAGTACGCAGACATGAAGCCGTCTGTATGGGAACAAATCTTACGTCCCGCACTAGCTGACCAAAAAGGCCATGCAATGTTTATTGGTACGCCTATGGGCCGTAACCATTTTTATGAACTCTTCCAGTATGCAGAACTTGAAGATGACGACACCTACAAAGCATGGCATTTTACATCATATGATAATCCCCTTCTTGACCCTGAAGAAATTGATACAGCTAAAAAATCAATGTCTTCTTATGCATTTAGACAAGAGTTCTTAGCAAGCTTTGAAGCGAGTGGCTCTGAGATATTTAAAGAAAATTGGATACAGTTTGATGAAGAAGAACCGGAGCACGGTGAGTTCTATATTGCAGTTGACTTAGCTGGCTTTGCTGACGTAGAGCACGCAACTAAAAGTAAGAATAAAAAATTAGATGAAACAGCAATTGCAGTTGTTAAAGCAAATGAGGATGGCTGGTGGGTAGCTACGATTGTACATGGCAGATGGGATATCAAAAAGACCGCAAAGAAAATCTTCGATGCTGTCGAGCACTATCAACCTGTAGCAGTTGGTATCGAAAAAGGGGCATTGAAGAATGCGGTACTGCCTTACCTTACCGACATAATGAAATCCAGTCAGAGATTCTTTCGGGTAGAGGAACTGACACATGGTAATAAAAAGAAAACTGATCGTGTTATTTGGGGACTGCAAGGACGCTTTGAACATGGACAGATTACTCTTAACAAAGGAGATTGGAATGCACAGTTTATGGATGAACTCTTTCAGTTTCCTAATGCCTTAGTGCATGACGATCTTGTTGATGCTTTAGCCTACATTGACCAGTTAGCCAAGGTTGTTTACTTTTATGATTATGAAGAAGATGACTACGAAATTTTAGACACCATAGCAGGATACTAACATGGATTATGAAAACAAACAATCTGCGCCTCTTGACTCACTGGAAGGCTGGGTTATTAATAAATGTGATAAATGGCGGGATCATTTTGACTCCAACTATGAAGAAAGGTTTGATGAGTACTATCGTCTATGGCGTGGTATCTGGGCAAAAGAAGATTCATTAAGAAACTCAGAACGATCAAGGATTATTTCTCCTGCATTACAACAAGCAGTTGAGTCTAGTGTTGCTGAAGTAGAAGAAGCTACCTTTGGTCGTGGTACATTCTTTGATATTAAAGATGATCTACAAGATCCTAATCAAGGCGACATTCAATTAATCCGAGAGCAACTGACTGAAGACTTTCACTTTGTCGGTGTGAGGAAACAAATTGCAGAGTGTCTCATTAACTCAGCTATCTTTGGAACTGGCATAGGTGAGATCGTTGCCTATGAAACAAAACATTTTAAACCAGCAACCCAGCCTATTATGGATGGGGATATGCAAGCAATCGGAGTTACTGAAACCACACGTACTGTTTTTAACTTACGTCCTGTGTTACCTCAGAACTTTTTAATTGATCCTATTGCAACAAGTATTAAAGAAGCACTTGGCGTAGCTATTGATGAGTTTGTACCTTACTATCAGGTTAAGCAATTACAAGAGCAAGGTGTCTATGATGAGGCAGAACTTACTACTGCACCTCCAGACTCTGAACTAGAAGCAGATGAAGAGTTAACATCTTACTCAGATGATAAGATTCGGTTAACTAAATACTATGGTCTTGTTCCTCGTGAATTGTTTGAAAGCACTGTCTATGAGATGGATGATGAGGACATTGAAGAAGAAGGCCCAGAGTATATTGAAGCTATTGTTGTCATAGCTAATGGAAATATACTATTAAAAGCAGAAGCAAATCCATACATGATGGAAGATCGCCCTGTTGTTGCGTTTCCTTGGGATATTGTTCCCGGACGTTTCTGGGGTCGTGGTGTTTGTGAGAAAGGATACAACGCTCAGAAAGCTCTCGACACAGAGCTTCGTGCTCGTATTGATGCCTTGGCCTTAACTGTGCATCCCATGATGGCTGTGGACGCTTCTAGGCTACCTCGTGGAGCTAAGTTAGAGATTCGTCCGGGTAAGACTATTCTAACCAATGGTAACCCTGCTGAGATCCTGCAACCATTTAACTTTGGTAAGTTAGATCCAAATACATTCCAACAAGCTGGGGCATTACAGCAAATGGTTCAGATGGCTACTGGAGCTATTGATGCCGCTGGTATACCCGGAAGTATTAATGGTGACTCGACAGCCGCTGGCATCTCGATGTCGCTTGGTGCAATTATTAAACGCCACAAGCGTACCTTAATTAACTTTCAGGATTCATTCTTAATACCTCTAGTAACTAAAGTAGCTCACAGGTATATGCAGTTTGATCCTGAGCGGTATCCCGTAAAAGATTTTAAATTTATTACCACATCATCTCTTGGAATTATTGCAAGAGAATATGAAGTAACACAACTTGTGCAGTTACTACAAACAATGTCTCCTGAGTCACCTATGTATCCACTATTGATTGAGTCAATTGTAGATAACATGAATCTAAGTAATCGAGAAGAAATTATAGCCAGCTTGCGTAAAGCGAATGAGCCAGATCCAGAGCAACAAGCTATGCAACAGCAAGCAATGGAAATAGACATGGCTCAGAAACAAGCATCATTGCAAAACTATCAAGCACAGACTGAAGAGATTCAATCACGTATTCGTCAGAATGAAGTGGAGACTCAACTGCTCCCTGCTGACTCTCAAACTAAGCGTATGGAGGTTATGCTTAAAGGTGCAGTCGAAACTGATGAAACGGATAAAGAGTTTGACAGGCGTGCTAGATTAGCAGAGCTTGTTCTTAAAGAGCGAGAGATCGCAAGTAAAGAAGATATAGTTGAAAGACAAATGAGGCAATATGATAGTAACTAAACAAGATCTGGATAACATTCTCATACAAGTGAATGCCATTCTTCAGAAGTTAGATGATAGAATTACTGTAATAGAAACAGCAACTAAGAAAAGTTCTACTACAAAATCTACACGAAGTCAAGAAAAGACTTGACAAATGAGTAAATTTGTGGTATAATAATTGCATTAAATTAGGGAGAAACTCTTTGAGTCCTGACGAAGAAAAATACTTTGATAATTATCTTGACTTATTCTTGCATCCCGGTTGGCAACAATTCGTAGAAGAAGCTCAAGCTACTCTTGATACTTTCTACATTGAAGATATTAAGAGTGAAAAAGAATTGTTTCAAGTTCAAGGGAAACGAACTTCATTGTTAAATATAGTTCGCTTTGAAACTGGAATAAAAAATGCATTTGAAATGGAGTCTGAGGATGCTTAGACGATATGATTTTAAATGCACTGAGTGTGACCGCATTGAAGAGAAGTGGGTAGATGCTAATGACATCTTCTCTACTTGCCTAGATTGCGGGCATACAAGTCAGCGGATAATTTCTAGTGTGAACTCACATTTCAAAGGTAGCGGGTGGCCCGATGCTGATGATAAGTGGGCAAGGGATCACGAGAGAGCCGCTAATAAATGATTACTTCCATAATGCTACGGCACGGAGTTTAACAATATGGCACGGTTTTTAGATGCAAGTCCCGAAGAAGAATTGACTGAAGGGGAAACACTTACAACCTTAGAAGAAGAACAGAGTCCTTTAGAGGAGCAACCTGTTGAGCCTGAAGAAATTCAGGTAGCTGAAGAAGATGACATTCCTGACAAGTACCGCAACAAGGATATTAAAGATGTTGTGCGTATGCATCAGGAGGCAGAAAAACTTCTTGGCAAGCAATCTTCAGAAGTAGGTGACCTTCGTAAGATAGTTGATGATTTCGTTAAGACTCAGATTACCGCCAAAAGCCCACAAGAAACTGTCGAAAGTTTTGATATTTTTGACGACCCTGATAAGTACATTGACAATAAACTAGCAAACCATCCTAAGATAAAAGAAGCTGAAGAACTCTCTCGCTCAATGAAGCAACAAGAGATTATCAATAAACTTCAATCTTCTCATGCAGACTTTCAAGAAATCATTACGAATGAAAAGTTTGCAGAATGGGTAGCTAAGTCTAAGGTCAGGACTGAATTGTACCAACGTGCGGATCAACGTTTTGATTACGATGCGGCAGATGAACTTCTCACTACGTGGAAAGAACGTCAAAGCCTTGTAAAAGAAACAGCGACCATGCAAGAGACTGATCGTAAACGTCAATTGAAGTCAGCTTCAACTGGTAATACGAAAGGTTCAGGAGAGTCTGTAAGTCGCAAAATCTATCGGCGTGCTGATATTATTAAACTCATGCAAACAGACCCGAAACGGTATCAAAGCTTGTCTGACGAAATCATGCAAGCATACCAAGAAGGTCGTGTCAAATAGCGTTAAGGAGACTTTAACATGGCACTAGGTACAGCTCACGTAACCAACACTACAGCGGCTAAATTCATTCCAGAAATTTGGTCAGACGAAATCGTAGCGGCCTACGAGAAATCACTTGTTCTGGCTAATGCGGTTAACCGTATGCCTATGAGTGGTAAGAAAGGGGATACGTTACATATTCCTAAACCGACTCGTGGAGATGCTTCTGCAAAAGCGGCCTCAACTCAGGTTACTTTGATTGCGGCAACTGAGAGCGAAGTGATTGTCACTATTGACAAGCATTACGAATACTCACGCTTGATCGAAGACATCACTGATGTACAGGCTCTTAGCTCACTACGCCAGTTCTATACTTCAGATGCGGGCTACGCACTAGGTAAGCAAATTGATTCTGATTTGTTCTTGCTTGGTAAGAAGCTTGGAGATGACAACGGATCAGGCTCTGATTGGGTTCACTCGAACTCTTACTTTATGGATGCGTCTACAGGTTTGACGGCTTATGCTGTTGATACTGTAGCACCCGGCGATGTCTTTACAGACGCTGCATTCCGTGAAGCAATCAAGGAGTTGGATGACAATGATACTCCGATGGATCAGCGATTCTTTGTAATCCCACCATCAGTCATTGAGACAATCCGTGGCTTAGAGCGGTATGTCTCTTCAGACTTTGTGTCTGGTCAGCCAGTTGTAAATGGAAAGATTGGTTCCTTATATGGAATTGATGTTTTTGTTTCTACCAACTGTCCTGTAGTAGAGACAGCAGGAGACAACTCAGCGTCTACTGTAGACACTAAGGCAGGTATCTTGGGTCAGCGTGACGCAATGGTATTCTGTGAGCAAGTCGGTGTTCGCACTCAGACTCAATACAAGCAAGAATGGCTAGGTGACCTCTTCACCGCTGATACCTTATATGGTATTCAAGTCTTGCGTCCTGAGTCAGCACTCGCTATCTCGTTCCCTGCCTAAGCAACTAGGGGGTTCTTCGGAGCCCCCTTCCTTATTCAATACACTGGAGATGTGAATGGCAATTTTTCGTGGTACAGGTGGTGCGGGTGATGCAACTAATGATGCAACAGTCACCACGGTAACTCAGAAAGCTACAGAGGCTGCTCAGTCAGCTACTGCCGCCTCCACTTCAGCGACTAATGCCGCTACGTCTGCAAGCTCTGCTTCGACTTCAGCTACCAATGCTGAGTCTTATTTATCTACCGTGCAGACTAACTCCACAACAGCGGCTACTAAGGCAAGTGAGGCAAATGCTTCTGCTATCTCTGCCGCATCGAGTGCATCTAGTGCAACTAGCTCTGCAACGTCTGCAAGTACTTCAGCTTCAACAGCTACTACAAAAGCAACTTCTGCGTCTTCTTCAGCTACGACAGCTACAGCGTCTAAAGATGCCGCAGTTACAGCACAAGCGGCGGCGTTACAGTCTGCAAATGAAGCCGCAACATCAGCATCAAATGCGGCTAGCTCTGCAACAGCTTCAAGTACATCAGCAACAACTGCCGCTACTTCTGTAGCTTCTATTGGCACTAGTGTTTCAGATGCGGCAAGTTCAGCGTCAAGTGCTAGTGATTATGCGGCGGCGGCTCTTGCGTCTTATGATAGTTTTGATGATCGATACCTTGGTGCAAAGTCTTCTGCACCTAGTACAGACAATGATAGTAACGCTTTAATTACAGGTGCTCTCTACTTTGATAGTAGTAACGGTGTAATGAAAGTTTATAATGGTTCTGATTGGATTGCTGCGGCCTCTTCTATTGAAGGTATTAAGTCAGACTTTACTTATACGGCGACAGCAGGGCAAACAGCGTTCTCTGGAGCAGATGCAAATAGCAGTACTCTTGTTATTGATTTAGCTGAATTAGTTAATCTATTTTTAAATGGAGTACGGCTTGTACAAGGGACTGACTACACGGTTGATGTTAATGCCAACAGTGTTACGTTAGCAACTGGTGCAGGTGTTAATGATATTGTTGAGATCGAAGTCTTTGGTAACTTTGCAGGCCAGAGTGGCGCAAGTGTTGCTATTACTGGTGGTAGTATCGCAGGCTTAACTGCACTAGGCGTATCAGGCAATATCACAGTAACAGGCACTGTAGATGGCAGAGATGTCGCTACGGATGGGACTAAGCTAGACGATATTGAGGCAAGTGCCACTGCTGATCAAAGTGCGGCAGAGATACTGACTGCTCTACTCACCGTAGACGGCACTGGTACAACCTTAGATGCAGACCTCCTTGATGGACAGCACGGTTCTTACTACACAGGCTACACAGATACTGCTATCACAAACCTAGTTGACTCTGCCCCCGGTGCTTTAAACACGCTTAATGAGCTTGCGGCGGCACTTGGCGATGATGTTAATTTCAGTACCACAGTGACTAACTCTATTGCCACTAAGCTACCTC